CCGCGGCGTAGATCAGCTCGCTGCCGCGCAGCGTCGCGTCCGCCCGCAGGTGGTGCACCTGCCGCAGCGCCGGCGCCCTGCTGGCCGCGGTCGGCTCCCGCGGGGCCGCGCCGGAGGCCTCGGCCCTTTTCTTGCGAAATGGCAGCTTCATCTTGCGATCCTTTCCCTTCTTCGTCCGAGCCTGCTCAGCTCAGGCAGTGTGTAGACCTTCGGGGCGACTTGCACGACGCCCGCGGGATTGGCCTCCATGTCGACGACGTGGGCGTCCAGCCAGGCCGCGAAGCCGTCGATTTTTCTGTATTTATTGCGGCGGCTCGGCATCATGTTGCCCTTGTCGGTGTGGCGTCTTTCGCTGGAGATCCTGACATTGTCGGTGTACCACTCCAGCATCGGGTCCCTGTTGCTCACGACCCGGCCGGCGCTCAGCAGCTCGCGGATGTCCTGCATCGGGTCGCTCAGCGTCAGCGGCCCCTGCCGCACGATCTCACAGTCGAAGCCCTTCGCCTCCAGCATCTGCCGGAGCTTCCAGGCCTTCGCCGGGTCGTACCCGATCCGCACGATCTCGTACTTCTCCCGCTGCGCCAAAAACCATTGAAAGACCTTTTCCTGGTCGACGTAGTCGCCGTCGCAGATCGTCAGCAGGCCGCGCATCGCCAGTCCGTAGTAGTCGATCTTCTCCATATCGGCCTCGACCTTCGCCCGCGGCACCCAGCTGTGCAGCTTGACGAAGATCCGCCCGTCGTCGAGCGGAAATTCCAGCGCCGCGGCCGTGAAGTCCTCCCTGTCGGAGAGGTCGAAGCCCCCGTAGCACCGCCGGCCCAGCAGCTCGCTCTCGTCGATCGTGTCCCGGTTGCGCTTCAGCACTTCCGGCTGCACAAAGGCCATGTCGTCCGCGTTGACCATGATGTTGAGCTGCTTCGTGATGAAGTCGGCGCGCTGCTGCGGGATGTGCTTGTCGCGCTCCCAGATCTGCTTCAGGTCGCTCAGCTGCAGCAGGTGGCCGAGGCTTGGGTTGGCCTTGATCCACTTGCTGCTGTCCTCGATGTCGTCGGTGTCGTCCAGCTCACAGATGAAGCCAAACATGCGATCACCCACGGCCGGGTCGAGCTTCCCGGCGATGGCGTCCGCGAAGAGGTCGTAGTAGTACGCCAGCGGCCCGTCGATCACGCTGCCCATCGTGCTGATGTAGAGGATCAGCGGCTGCTGACGCTTCGGGGCTTTTCGCTTGAACACGTTGATCAGCTTGAAGTCCCGGTACTCGTGGATCTCATCGAAGATCGCCATGTGGGGATTGAGGCCGTCCAGCCTTTTCGAGTCGCTGCTCCTGTTGCGGATCGTCGCCCGCTCCGCGTCGTAGTAGACGCCGTCGCGCAGCGTCCGGAAGCGCGGCGCGAGGTAGCGGCTCGCCATGATCTGAGCGCGGCACTCGTTGAAGACGATGCCCGCCTGTTCCTTGGAATTGGCCAGCAGGTAGATGTCCGCGCCCCGCTCGCCGTCCTTGCACGCGCCGAAGGTCGCGTTGCCGGCCATCAGGGTACTCTTCCCGTTGCCGGTGCCGACCAGGATCAGCCCTTCGCGGAAGCGCCTCAGCCCGGTCTTTTTGTCCACCCAGCCGTACAGATTCCCCTCGACGAAGCACTCCCAGGGCAGCAGCTCCATCCGGCTGTAGTCGCCCTTGGTCGGCGCCAGGAAGCGCTCGATGAAGAGGATCGGCCGCGCGGCCTTCGTTTTGTCGAAGCGCCACGGCCAGGCCGGGTCCTCGGCTCTTTTGAGATCGTCCAGGAAGCGGCGGCAGGCCATCCTGGTCTTCCGGCAGACGGGGCTGCCCTCATCTGCCGAGGCGGTCGCGTAGGCCATGATCCTCGCGATCGCGTTGTCGATCTCTGCTTGCTGGTTATGCGTCCGGGAAGTCGTCGAAGTCATCCGTGGCCGGGAAGCCCTGCTGCTCGGCCTTCCGCGCCTGCGGCGTGAGCCTCAGCTCCGCCAGCAGTTTGCGCTGCTGGTCGCTGTAGGCCCGAAGCTGCGGCACGCTCTTGTTGTCCTGCCAGTAGGATTGCCGCCCGTTGTGCTGCTGGCTGCCGATCCCCCGCTCGCGGATGTCCTGCAGCAGCTGCTGCTTGATCTGCTCCGCCATCGCCGCGTCGGCGACGAGCATCTGATCGGCGTCGGTCATCCCGCCCTCGCGGTCCTCGCAGGCCGCGCACAGCGCGTCGTACATGTCCCGCGCCCTGGGATCATTGATCTGCTCCATGTGCTGGGCTTTCAGGTTGTCATTCATACTGATGGCCCTTCTTTCAGATTTTGATGATGCGCATCTGGTGATGCTGCTCCGGCCTGGACTTTTCCTTTGGCCCGCCGCCGCCTTTTTCCGGATGCTTCTCATTGTGGCACGCGCTGCAGAGCGATTCCAGATTGTCCAGGCGCAGCGCCAGGTCGGGCCGCTCCTGCACCGGGATGATGTGGTGGACCATCTCAGCCCGGTGCGGGTGCCGCATGATCCCCATCTGGTACTTGCGCATGCACTCGCAGCACATCCCCCGGTCGCGCTCCAGCGCCATCCGGCGCAGCCGCTTCCAGGCGGTCGTGTGGTAGAAAGGATCGGACTCTTTGTAGTCCTTCACTCTTCCTCGCCCCGGCTCCAGGCGTCCGCCCAGTCCTTGCCGCGCGGCTGAGGCTCGCGGCTCTGCCAGGCCGGGCAGAAGCCCCCGTCCCGGGCCATGGCGCAGCTGCCGCGCTTCCAGCAGGTGCGGCAGTCCGGTTCTGTGCTTGCCATGCTCTGCCTCCTCACGTAAAAAGCGGAGCGGGCTTTTGCCCTCTCCGCTTCGTTTTGCAGCTTAACCTTATCACATGTCCAGGCGCATTTCAACCGTACTGACCGCAGGTCTGCGCAGGTCTTGGTAGGTGCCCGTTGATACCCGTTAGCGGCACTTTTCACAACTTTGCAGTATTTCCCGGCACTTTCGTGTCGTGATTTCCGAATTTTTTGCACACTTTCCACTTATTTTCAACATTTGTAAATTCGCAAAAAGGTGTTGACTTTTTGTCTTAACAATATATAATGGCATCAGGAGGTGAGTTGATGAGCCCTCGCACCGGAAGACCGAAAATTGACAATCCTCGGTCTGAAAGAGTTGCTTTCCGGCTCTTGCCAGAGATGGTCGAGAAGCTGGAGCGCTGCGCCGACGCCCTCGGCGTCACGAAGACCGCCGTGATCGAGCACGGCATCGACCTGGTGGATCAGGAGATCCGCCAAAACGAAAAAGAGAATCCGTGACAAGCCGTTCCAAAGCCCACGGATTCTCGCTGTACCCCAGGAAGGGGCGAAAACAGTATACCACTTTCGCCCCTTCCTTTCAACCTGAAAGGATGGAAAACCATGGCGAAAAATGAAAAAATGGCAAATTCTCACGATCTTTGGGCCCAGATGGACGACGCCGACGACCTGCTGATGCACTGTGAGTCCCTGCTGGAGGTCACCGCCCTGGCCGCGCCTTCGATCGGGGATCCGGAGATCCTCTCCGACGCGATGATCAGCGTCAAGGGGCTGATCACCCTGGCCCGCGACACCGTCAACGCCGCCGCCCGGCAGCTGGCCGGCCGAGAGGAGGCGCAGCAGCCATGACGAAGCTCCGCCGCCTCATCGCCTGGCTGCTCTCCGGCTACGACGCCGGGACGATCGCCGCCCAGGGTATCACCTGAACCGCATACAAAACGAAAAGCGCCCGCGCGGGCGCTTTTCTCATTTTACCGGTTCCGGTGCCTCTTTCCGGTACCAGTTGGGCGTCACGTCGCGGATCGCCTTCGCGTCCAGCTTCTCCAGCTTGGCCTCCGCGCTTTTCTTTTTCTGGCGGATGTACCCTTCGGAGTAGCCGTGCTTCTTCGCGATCGCGCCGGTGCTGCTTCCCTCGACGTAGTACTCGAAGAGGATCTCGCTCTCCAGCTGCGGCAGGTAGCGCACCAGGTCGCACGCCGCCGTCACCTCGACCCGATGACGGCGCCGGCGCAGCGTGGCCCGCTTCTTCAGCGCGTCCGCCTCGGCGGTCATCGCGCCGATCCGGTCCGGGTCCGGCGTCCCGTGCCCGCCGCCGCTCGGGTCCGGCAGCGGCGCGCTGATGTAGGTCAGCGCGCTGCGCCGCTGCTCCGCCCTGGTCAGCAGCTCCGCGATCTCCTCATCTGCCGCGCGGCAGGCCCTCAGGATGTCCAGCGCCGTCATCATGGTCACATCACTCCTTGTCAAAACGGGGGGTCTTCATCCACGGGGGTGTAGTTCGTCTCCGGCACGGGTGCCGGGCTTGCCGGGGCCGCCGGCGCGGCTGCGGGCTCCTGCGCGTCGCCGCTGCGCTGTCCGCCGATGAACTCCACGTCGTCGGCGTCGATCTCCAGGCTGGGCCGCGCCTGGCCGTCCCGGTCGATGTACGCCGTCGCCCGCACCGGCCCGCTGACGATCACGCCCCGGCCCTTTTTCATGTACTTCGCGGCGTGTTCGCCGGTCTTGCCCCAGGCGCTCACCCGCACGAAGATGGTCTCGGTCGCGTTGGCCCGCCTGCGGTTGACGGCGACGCTCAGATGCGTCACCGCCGAGCCGCCCGGCGTCGTCTGGGTCTCAGGATCCCGCGTCAGATTCCCGCTGATGATCCACTTGTTCACTTCTTCCCGCCTGCCTTTTTCGCCTTCGCGGCGGGCTTTTTTGCCACTTTCGCGCCCTTCGTGACCTTCACGGCCTTCGCCTTGTCTCCCCCTTTGGGGGAGATGTCGCGCTGCGACAGAGAGGGCTCCTCGGCCGGGGCGATGGCCTGCAGCCGGGCGATCTTCGCGTCCGCCAGATCGTCATACTGCCCGACGTAGATCTTCTTGCCCTTCTCGTAGCGGTACACAAACCAGCGCTGCTTCCTGGGATTCCAGTTGACGCCCTTCATGCCGCTCTGCGGCCTCTTGTCTCCCCCTCTGGGGGAGATGTCGCGCAGCGACAGAGAGGGCTTCGCGGCCTTCGCGCCGGCCCCCTTGTCTCCCCCTCTGGGGGAGATGTCGCGCAGCGACAGAGAGGGTTCCGTCGCCTCCGCAGCGGCCTCCTCATCCTTCGCCTCCCGCGCCGCCTCGGCCAGGCTGATGCTGACCTTGTCCACCTGGTCGCCGAGGGCGTCCACGTGCCCGGCGATCTTGCCCAGGCTGCCGATCAGATCCTCCAGGTTGGCGAAGATCGTGTCGATCTGCGCGGCGGCCTTGCCGATGTACCCGCTCAGGGCCTTCAGCTTCTCACTTGTCATGGTTTCTTTTCCTCCTTTTCAGCAGCTTTCCGCTGCCGCATTATCGTTTTCAGTTCACCTATACATTTAGCGTACCGTGCGAAGCGTCTCTCGGCCTTCCCGCCTACAAATGCTCCGGCATAGCACTGGATCCAGTATGTCTCCATTTCATCCAGCGTTTCGAGGATCTGCTTGTCCGTCATCCCGCGATTCTCCCTTCTCCGCGTCTGCTTCCTCTTGTGAGAGCAGCGCGATGGCCGCGCGGACGGCACGCGCGTGCTTGCACGCCTCGGCCTCCTCTTCGCTTTCCATCGGCGCCTCCGCGAAGCGCCCGTCGAAGTACTCCATCAGTTCCAGCAGCCGCCCCAGCGCTTCCTGTCGTGTCATGCTTCCACCTCCGGCGGCTCCGGCAACGGCATCCAGTGGGTTACTTTGGCATGACGATCGTCTATTTCTTCAGTTTCGTCTATAATGCCGCACCATCCGCTATCTCCGGGCAGTTCGTGATCGCGGACATAGGTCGCCAGACCGCACTTCCTTCTTCCATCCTGCGTTATACATGCAGCGAGCACCTTCGCCGAATCTTCTAATCCTTCTGCGTATATTTCACCGCGGCCTTCCGGCAGCCTATCCTCGA